TCATTGTCAATCTCTTTGACAATGTTTTTTAAAAATGATGTAGTCATGCAAATAAGAAATCTAGATTAGCTTTTCTCTCTGTCTCCCATCCTATCACATTCGTGATGATTTGTAAAGGATGAAGAAAAGATTTTTTAAATTGGGTATCACGATCTATCGAACCTTCAAGACCCAATTCACGTGGGAATGTGCTGAGGAACGATACAACGTTTTCATGTATAGGATTGTTTCTGTGTAAAAAGAGATACTTAATTTTTTCGCCCTCTTGGACTAGTGGATATTTGTATTCAAGTTTATTTTTTGAGATGTGAAAATTATAAAGCAAAGTTCCACGAACATGTAAAGGTGTCCCCTTTGTATACACGGATGTTGACGATTTGAATTTACGTAATCCATTGACTGACCTCGGAAATGCGACTTCTTCTGGTGGTAAGGAATCAAACTTTTTTCTGAAACTATCTATGTACGATACTAGATCGTTCTCTGTGCCTGTCATCATAATTTTGATAGCTTCTTTAATAGCAGATCTACATGGTGCAGGAGTAGATGACTTCACTGCTTCAATACCCATCATCTTTAATTTGGGTTCTTGATATCTTACACCTTCACTATCCCACACGTTGAGCATGTATCTTTTCTTCGCAGTCCAGATACCAGTCGAAGCGATGTTCTCTCGCTTCATTATCATCTTCTGTTCGTATGCGTTTACATACTTGGCCAACGTTTCATAAGAACTCGAAATATACTTTTCAAGTTCCACTTCACAGATCTTATTAAGGAACGACACAACGCTTTCATCAGTCGCTTCTCTCCCCTTGTATACAGTCTTGACCAGATCACCCAAGTTGAGGTAGATACTATCAGTGTCACTAGCAATAACATAATCTTTTTTCTCCGTCTTTAGTATTCTGTTTAGATAGGTATTCATCTTGTGTTCTATCCATCGGATAGAAACTTGCCCTGACATTGTAATTGCTTCGGCATTAGTAAGATTGTAGTATCTAAAATACTGATTCCCAATTGCACCATAGGCACTGTTCAATTGAATCTTACGTGCCATTTGAATGTTGTTATACTTACTTATACTTTTTTCTAATTCCTTTGTTGGGGTTTTCTCATATTCCTTTTTAGCAAGGATCATTAACTTCTTAGATTGTACACGTTCATCGTATATCTTCTGCATCATTTCTGGTAGGAAACCATGTATATCTTTACGATACATTGCACCATTTGCACAGACAGCAAACTGTTCTGGAACTTCTATTTTCTGTCCGAGGATCGCATTAACTGTAGCGGATGGATGCCTCTTTTCAACGAGGGTTTCTGGGGAAATATTATATTGCATAATGAGATGAGGATAGAGAGAATTAAGGTCAAAACTAACCACCCACTCATAGCGTCCTGCAATCGGTTCCTTGACATAAGCACCTTCATATTTGTCGTTCTTGTCTGATCGTTTTGCGGGAGGGACAACGATACCCTTTTTCTTGAGAAAGTTGTAGATCAACGTATCCCACATTCTTACCTGATAGTATACATCTCTCACATTTACTTTTGCGTCATATGCTAGAGCAACAGCAAGTTCTATCAACTTCATTTTATCTTCAAGACGAGACACAAGTTCCACGTCAATGATGTTGTAGTCAATAAACTTCTGCCAATCATTAGTATAGAATGCTTTGAAGTTTTCATGTTCACTGTGATCAAGTTTTCTTTGACCAAGTTCTACATTTGCAATATGATCGAGTCTATATGATTCTTGATTTGTATAGGTAAACTTCTTATATAGATCCATATAGTCCATCACATTTATTCCATACATGTTATAGACTTTGTTCTTTCTTCCTTTTATTTCTATCTCTTCGTCATGCACGATGTTCCAAGGTGACATCATCTTCATTTCTTTTTCACCAAACAATCTTTCTAGACGTCCACAAATATATGGCACGTCATAAAGTTCTACGTTCCAACCAGTAAGAATGTCAGGAAAATGTTGTATCCAATAATCTAAGAAAGCACGAAGTAAATGCTCCTCACCATCACACAAAATATATTCTACATCATCACGTGTATTTTTATATGGTCGAGTGCCAAATACTTTTATCTTACGAGTTTGATAATCCTGCACTGTGATACTAAGCATCTCCTCAGCACATTCTAAAACATTAGGGAATCCATTCTCACATTGAACCTCAATGTCGAGTGACATGATATTCATTTTCTTGAAGTCAAAGTCAACCTCATCAGGAAACTCTTTAGATATAAACTGATACAAGTATCTGTCATATCCATGCACCTCAAAGTTTGGAACCTCTTTATATTGGTCTATAAATTTACGTGCTTCACGTACAGACTCAAACCTAACTGGTTTTGCATATCTACCATCAAGTGTTCTGAAGTTAGTTTGTTTTTTAGTGACAACAAAAAGAGTCGGAGAGAACTTGAACTTACGTTGAATACGTTGTCCATCTTCGTATCCAAGATAAAGCAAGTTGTCTCCAACTAGTTGAACGTTGGTGTAAAAACTCATTTAGTAACAGTCTCGTATTTCTTTTTCAACTCTTCTGTTGGTGTAACTATTGTAGCAATAGTCTCAGAATAAAGCAATACGTCAGTGTCTGTTGTATAACGTGGCCATGGTTCTAGTGTGCCATCCTCATTAATTTTATAAGGATCTTGCATATGGCAACTAGGTTCTTCATCCATTTGTTCTGCCATGGTGATGAGTTCAATACCACTCTTAAGAATTATCAAAGCGATTTGCATAATGTTTCTAGTTTTTGTAAGTCTTTTCCGTTCCAGATATTATTATCTTGTTTCTTGTATTTGTATACAGGAGAAATAGATTTTAATTCTGGAATAAATTTTTTAGTAATTAGATTACCAATATACATCCAAGGTTTATATTCGTCAACCCTTATGTTAAAGTAACTAGGACCGTTGAACATGAGATGCTCAAATGTCTGTGTGTTACCTACAAATAATGGGAAGGGTTGTGGAACAAAATCTAATGTGTATAGAGGTGTCTCTATTGGTTGATCAAAAGTAACAATCCCAAACTCACCATTGATTTGTGCAGGATAGTCAACTAGACATTTACCTAGAAGAACAGGACCTTCAATCTCAACGAGTTGACTGCCATGAAATTTATGATCTGTTTTATATGAAAGAATTAAATTATTATCTGTATCATATAATTTAAGAGTCCTCATCGTCTAGTATTGCTTCTGCATCTTTGAATATTTGTTCCATGTCAACATCATCATCTTGAACACCCGCAATAACCTCTTCATGTTTTTTGAAGTTTTGCTCGTAGTTTTCTTCTTTAATTGCTTGTACGTATTGTTCTGATATACTATCCAGAGGATCGTATGCAGTAATTACATGTCCCGCAGGAAGAAAGAAATCTTTTTCTTTACTTAGAGGTGCCCAAGGAAACCAAGATAATTGATAACCTTTTTCTCTATTAAAAACAATCTCCCCTTCGTCAGAGACAATCTCTAAACGAAAGGGTTTGTGTAACTTAAATCCTATAGATTCTTTTGTCTCAGGATCTGCTAACTCTTGGACTTCTGTAATTATTTCTTCGTTAGATCTCAATAATAAAATCTTTATACTCATTCTACGGTTCCACCCATCTTCTGCACATTACCAATGTATGTATCTCTAAGACTAGGAACTGGTTCTAGTATAGTAACAACCATATTGTGATTCAATGGTATCTTTGTCTCTGGAGATAATGGACACCATGGTGAGTAATGAACTTTGACCTCTGGATCTGTTACGATTCCTGCCTTATCCATTTTAGGTTGATCGTATTCAACTTTATATGGGAAGTTCATAATGTATGCCTGTCTTACACCAGACTCTTTATCAACTGCTTCTTGTAAATCGCATATTACATTATCACCATTAAACATTACAACTACCTTTACTCTCTCAGATTTTACAAGAGGTTGGGGAGGTGTAGGAGGAGTGATATTAATAGGTTCCTTCTTCTTTGCCATGTCAAAAATGCTTTTGTTTATATTATAAAGGAGGTATCAACAATTGTCAATACCCCCTATGTATGTTAGATATAATCTACTCTTTTGTGATGATCAGGAATTACTTTTCCCAATACAATGGTGAGGAGTCCATCATTAAACTCGACGGATCTAACCTCTGTATCGTCGGAGAGCGTCCATGCACGTTGGAAGGCACGTTGTGCCAATCCTTGATGGACATACGTTCCATCATCCTTTGATTTTTCTTTGCTGCCTTCGACATATATCTTTCCATACTCCGTATAGACTTTGACGTCATTTTGCTTGAAGCCAGCAAGTGCAATTTCAAGTCTCGATTCTTCATTAGAAATGTGTATAAGGTTATATGGTGGGTAACTAGTTTGTGTAGCGTTCCAGAATGAGTCGAAGTCATACCCAATGCTGTTCTTTGTGATCTTATCAAATAGTGATGGTAGATCGGCAGCAGTATACCTTTGAATTTCCATAGTTGTTCTCCTGTTATAGCGAGTGTTAATTTTGTCCCCGAAGGCGACACTACTAATTATAACAGCAGACATAAAAAAGGAGGTTCGGTTATTCCTCCTTCTTCTTTCCTATGTTGTACTTACTCTCCAATGTCCAGTCACCCTTTTCTTTGTATGAAAGAACTTTGATTTGACTTAGAGGTGCTACGTCAGTAATACTCTCTTTGTTATTGATTGATACCAAACCCCAATCACCTAGTAACTGCACTATGCGGTTTCTACGTTGCACATCATTAAGACTTAGGTTTGCCTTCTTACCATCAAGAGCGAACAACTCTTTGAAATGCACGATATAGTATTTGCCCTGCTTATGCAGTATATGACATGATTGATATAATTTCTTTTCTTTTCTGGATGCTACTCCAATTCTCGTCAGTGTTTCTCTTACCTTTAAGAAGTCATCGGGTTCACCTAGTCCTACCTCTATCATACTTTCGGTAGTCCACTTTACTTCATCTGTGATCGCAGTCATCGTTTGCCTCCCATGTCATGTTTGTTACGAATATATTCAAGTTGGGTTTTGGTTAGAAG